GATCGATCGGCTTGGCCTCGATGCGCGGCGACGACGCCAGCACCTTGCCGGCCTGCTCGGCCGAAAGATCGGTCTCGATGGCGAGCGTGCGCGCCTGCGCATCGCGGCCTTCGGCCTCGGAGTGCGCAAGGATCGCGCCGATGCGGGCGCGTTCCTGACTGGCGCCGAGCTTCACGCCGTCGGCGTGCGCGGCGGCGACGGCCCGGTCGAGATCGGCCTTCGTGATGCCCGCGTTCTCGGCGGCGGGCGCGCCCGTGGTCTCGCTCATTGTGAGTCCTTTCGGAAGCGAGGTTGAGGAGCGCCCTTTCGGGGCGCGCGAAAGCTCGGCGAGCACGGACTCGAACGAGCCGACCCGATCAGCGAGGCCCGCCTCGACGGCGGCCGCGCCGATGAAGACGCGCGCCTCGGTCTTGCGCGCCATCTCGGCGCTCAACCGCTCGCCGCGGCCGAGCGCCACGGTCGAGAGGAATTGCTGGTAGAACGCATCGATCTCCGCTTGCAGATCGGCGCGCACGCTGTCCGGAAGCGGCTGCATCGAATTGCCGTCTGCCTTGTGCGCGCCGGCGAAGATGATCGTCGGCTTGATGCCCTCGTCGGCCAGCGCCTCGGAATAGTCGGCGTGAACCATGATGACGCCGATCGATCCGGCGACACCGGTCGGCGTCGTCACGATCTCGGTCGCGCCGGACGCAATGGCGTAGCCAGCGCTCGCCGCCATGCCGTTGACGACGGCGACGACCGGCTTGATCGCAGCGACCGCGCGCACAGCGTCCGCCGTTTCCAGCGCGCCGATCGCCTCGCCGCCGGGCGACGACATATCGAGGATGATCGAGCGGACCTTCGGGTCGGCCGCTGCGACGCCGAGCTGGTGCTTGATGCCCTCATAGGAGACGAGGCCGGAATTCGCGCCGATCCAGGCGCCGCGATTGACCAGCGATCCGGCGACGGTGATGACGCCGACGCCATCAGGCGTGCGCCGATATGGAAGCCACGCGATCGGCTTACCATTCGCGTCCCGCTCGACTCCGTCGCCGACGAAGCGGCTGGCCTCTGGCGCAAGACCAGCGGCGTCAATCCGGATTCGGCCGGCCAGCACGGACATGATCACGGCCGCCTTGTCCGGCGTGATCATCAGCGGCCGGTTCAGCGCCGCGTCGGCGATGCGCGCGAGGAAAGCGCCGCTCACCGCACGCCACCCGCGCGAATGGCGAACCGGGCCGGGCGCACGGTCTGGCCGATGCTGGCGGCGCACTCGCCCTCAAGCCGGGCGATCTCGCGACCGAGCCAGCGCCCGTCAGCCTTCGCATACTTCACGGTCTTGCCGCGATGCGTGACCTCGGCGACAGCGCCGCCGAGCGCAAGCGTCCGCTGGGCGGCCCGCAACGCCGCCAGCGCGGCGCAGGGATCGTCCCAATCGATCGTGTCGGCCATCCGCTACGCTCCGTTCATCGCCTTGTCGTGCGCCGCCATCTCGGCCGCGTCCGACTCGCGCGCCCCGGCCGTCATCTCGGGCAGGCCGAGGCGCCGGCGCTCGTCGCGCTCGCGCGCGAGCTGCTCGTATTGCTCTTCCCAATCCTCGCCGCGCTCGGCGAAAGCCTGCTCATCGGTCATGAGGCCGGCTTCCTTCATCGCGGCGACGGCCTTGGCGTCCTTCCACGGATCGCCGGACGGCCGCTTGCCGCCGCGCCAGTTCGCCATCACCGCGAATCCGCGCTGCGCCAGAAACGCGCGATAGCCGCCGGGATACGGCACTGTGCCGGCGGCGATCTCCTCGTCGAGCCACGCCTCGTAAATCGGCTGCAACATCCGCGCGCCGATGATCTGTCGGCGGTAGAGCACAACCTGCCAGATCTCGGCCGTCGCCTGATTGATCGTCGCGTAGGACGCGCCGAAATAGTCGCCGGTCGCCTGTTCGAAGGTCAGGCCGAGGCAGCGCGCGATCTCACGCAGCAGGATTCGGGAGAAATCCGGATAGGTCGAATTAGGATGCTCGGAGCGGTTGAACTTGAGCTTGTCGCCCGGAAACAGCGTCGCGATTTTGCCGAACCGGCCGAGGTCGATGCGCGCGCCGTCATAGAACGCTTTCTGCGCTTCAAGCAACGCCATGCCGTCGCCGGCCGGCGCAATTCCCTGCTCGACCTCGTCCTGAAAGCCGCGCAGAGCCTGTTCGGTCGGCGCGTCGCTTTCCAGCGTCGCGGCGAAGATCGACTGAAGCAGCGCGGCGGTCAGCGTCGCGTCGGCGAGTTGGTCGAACTGCCTCACCACCTTGAGGGCCGGCGTCAGCGCCGAGATGCCGCGGACCTGCCCGGGCATTCCGTCGAAGACGTGCACCACCGCCGGGCGGCCCGTGCGAGCGCGCGCCCTGACGTCGATGATCTGCGTCTGCCCGTCGATCATCGCGTCCTGCTGGATGCGATAGCCGAGCGGCGCGCCGTAGGCATCGAGCCGGACGCCCTGGATAAGGCGATCCATCTGGTTCGATTCCTGCGTCACGCGCCACGATTCGAGCAGCAACGCCTTGAGCGCCGGCGCGCCGGGCTCCCGCCTGATCTGCGGCAACGTGGCGACGATCTCGCCGGTGGCGATCCAGTGCCGGAACGCCGTCGCGGTCATGTGGCCGAGCGAAACGCGCGCCTGCGCATCGCAAGCGCGCGGCGATCCGGCCCAGAGCGCGAACCGGCGCTCGACCATCTTCGCCCACGCAGACGCTTGCTTGGCGTCCCACTTGAGCGCCAGCGCGTCGGGCTTTGCCGCCAGCGTCAGGCCTGAGCCGATGGTCGAGACGACCGCCTGATCCACAGCGCCGGCGATCCAGCCGGAATTTTGCAGCGCGTCGATCGTGCGGGCCGCGGCGTCCTTCCACGCCATCCGCACGTCGTCGCGCGACGACCGGAGAGCCGGTTGCCACGAGATGAAAAACGGCGAGACCTGATTGCTCGCAATGTCGGTCTGGCCGCCGCGCATGAAGTCTGCGCCAGGCGCGGGACGGATCGCGGGCGTCGCGCCGAACAGCGACGCGATCCGCGACATGACGCCCATTGCCCTACCTCGAATTCATCGACGCGCCGAGGCGCTTCATGCGCTCGGCGACGCTGAGCCCTGCGCCGCAACAGGCGGCCGCGGCTGCGTCCGGCGTCGCGGCGTCGCGCCAGCGCGCAGATGCTGGACGTTCAGCATGAACGCCGCTGCCGCCGCCATCGCCTCGCAATCCAGCGCATGGTTCTCGCGATTTCGCTCGATCCAGACCGCCTTGCCGTTCGGCCCGCGCACCCGCGCTTCGGCGACGAGCTGGCGGCAGTAGTCCTCATCCGCCTGATCGTTGATCCGCCACGCGCCGGGTTGATCGAGCGGCCAGCGCAGCCGCTCATGCACGAAGGATTTCCAATGGTCGGTGTCGAGCCGGATCAGATCGAGGCCGTATTTGGCCGACTTGCCGTCGCTTGTGACTTCGATTTTCGATTGCACCAGCGGCTTCGCCAGCGGCATGCTCGATCCCTTCGTCGGGAATACGAAGCGTCGGAAGCGACGACAGAACTCATAGACCCGATGCACAGGCAGATCGGTCTTCTTGCCCGGCCGAAAGCCGGAGTCGACGAACGCCAGCTTGATCAGCAAGTCGCCGATCGGCGCCGTCAGCTTGTCGGCCAGAGCATCCCAGACGTCCGTGTCGGCCGTGTCGCCGATCAGTTCTCCGCGCTCAATGAGCCACGACTCGCCCTTCGCGCCCCATCCGCGGATGACGAACGGAAGGCGCCGCGTCTGAACGTCAATGCCGGCCGTGATGTAGATCACGCCATCAGGCGGCACGCCGTATGGCTCCTGCCGCTGCTGGATTTCCTGCCACTCCGGCAGATCGCCAGCGCCAGGCACATAGCATTCGCCGAATCCCGCGTTGAGCGCGGTCTGGATTTTCGCCGCCTCGCCGGTGCGGAACGCTTCGAGATATTGCGCCGCCCTCTGGCCGAACGTCCGGAACGGTGACGCAAGACCGGACGTCCAGAGCGAAAGCGTTGTCGTCTCGGCAAGAGCGCCGGCGACGACGCCATCTCGCGAGACTGTCTGGCCCGGCGCGACGAAGACGCCGCGGCGGTTCATCGCCTCCTTGTGCTGCTCCTCGATCTTGCCTTCGCAGCGCGGGCATTCGACCCACGTCGCGCGCCGAGCCTGCGCTGCATTCGCGCCTTTCGGCCAGCGGAGCTGCTTGAAGCGCGGCACGAAGAATTCGCCGCAATGCGGGCAAGGCCAGCACCAGTGATGCCGCGTCCCGCCCTGCCAGAGTCGCCAGATCGGCGACGAGATTTCCTCCTCCTCGGCGACGGACCAGAATTCGAGGCCTGACACCGGATCGACCTCCGTCGTCACCATGCCGGCCGAAGGCGTCGAGGTGATGCCGACCTGCCAATCCGCATACGAGTCGCCGCGCGCTTCGAGCAGGCCGAGCGGATCGCCCTGCCCCTTCACGTTCGCGAGCATCTCGTCGTATTCGTCGACGAGGCCGAGCGCCGCCGGATCCGATTTCAATGCGGTGGACGATCCCGCGTGCGCAAGGCGAAGTCGCACGCCGGCGACGCGCTTTAACGTCTGCTTTTGCTTCTTGCTGTCGATGCCGCCGAGCACCTTGGCTCCAAGCGACGCCGACTGCTCGAACAGTCCGACGAGCCGCGGCTCGAACTGGTCGGTGTTGAACTCCTTGCTCGGGCCGACATAGATGATCGGCGCAGGCCGGTTGTCGAGGCGCTCTCCGATGACGTCGAGCAGCGTCTCAGTCTTTCCAGACTGTGCCGCCGTCACCGCGACAACGCGCGTCCAGCGGCGATCGCCGAAAGCCCGCGCGAACGGCAGATGATAGGGCGTCAACCCCGGATCGCGTGGCCCCGGGACGCCGGAATGCGGCGGATAGATTCGGTTCTCGGCGCCCCACTCGTCAGGCGTCTGTCTCCTCGCCGTCCAGGCCGTCTGCGCGGCCCGATCGTAAAGCGTCGCGGCGACGCTCGAAGACTGCCTTTGCTCGGGCGATCTTGTCATTCAGCAGGGCATCCAGACGGTCGCGCTCTGTGAGGTCTCGCGTGAATTCAGCCGGAAGCCCCGCAAGCTCGGCCCGGTAGGTGCCGAGCACGTCAGCGAAGACCTGTCTCT